ATTATACAGTTAGATAATATTAGAACTGAATTTATAGCCGCTGCAGCTAAAAAGGTAGCTTCAGGTCAAGTAGGTCGAAGTGTAAGAGCTGTTCGTGATCAGTATGAGCAACAGTATTTAGCTAACCTCAGTAATCGTACTATCACGAGAAGGAATAGAATACAAGATAAGGAGAATCAAAAGCTAGCTGCTGAAGTTGCTAGAGAGAATACAGTGAACGCAACTCAGTTCTATACTCCAACTCCTATAGCAGATCCTGTTAAACCTTTAGCACCACTACCTGTTGAAGGTGTTCCTCCTACACCTGAAATTCAGAAGGGTGGTTTAGGTATTGATATTGGACTAAAAGTCCTCGATACTTATCAAAACTATATAGACATGCAACCAGATAGATCTGTTAACTCATCAGACCGTGAAGCTAACACAAAACCTAACGTCAATGTCTCATCATGACCAGTAGTTCTCCTCGTAATCAGTTTCAAATAACTCCTAAGCGTTCTCCTTTTGAGAACTTAGTAGCAACTCCTAAACGGCCTCAAGATCCTGAAGCTCCAGCTCAACCTAATAGAGAGCAGTATAGGAGGGGTGGATCTTTATATGATAAGTCTAGTTTTCAACCAGATAGAGGTGCTGAAAAAGCTATTACTCAGCTTGAGAATTTTCTAGATAAAGAGACTGGTGGATGGACTAAGGCTCAGGACTACTTATTTGAACAGTGGAAAATAGGTGCTAAGAGTAGAGCTGATTATCAATTAAAAGTAGATAATTATTTATCTTCTGCTAAAAATGCTTTTCAAGCTGGTACTAAGAATGCCAAGGTAACTAAAGAGTTTTTATCAAAGAAAGAATATGAACTAGCTAAAGAAAATAGATTAAATGATCCTTGGACTAACTTCTATTATTTTGATTCTTTAGCACAAGAAAAAGGTAAAACTGCTGCTATAGATTTACAAGCTTCTATTGTTAAAGACTTAGACTACTTAGCAAACTTACCAGAAACTGAGGTAGGTCTTGAACTACAAAAACGTTCTAATGCTATTTTAAAAGGTCTTGAGAATATACCTCAAGCTGCTAGATCAGCAAGAATTGAACCCTTTTTAGCTGCTGTAACCACTAACGGGAAGATTAAGATTGCTGAGCGTAGAAGGTTATTAGCTGAGATTACAGATCAAGAAACGTTTAATGTCCAAACAAAAGGTAGTTTAACAGCCGCTTCAAAGATTATTAAGGCTTCAGGAGAAAGTGAAGCCACAATACTACAACTTCAAAACTCCTTACTAGCACCTCGTACATGGGCAGAAAATGTAAAAGGTTACAGTGGTAGACAAATTACTGATATGTATGGGGAGTTTATAAAGAATGGTGGTTTATATGTTGATGCTGATGGCGATGGTATTAACGATATAGGACAGCATATTGATAATAGTATCCTCTTTAAAGCCTTTGAAGGTATAAAGATTGATGGTGTATCTATTTTAGATTTACAAACTACAGAAGGGGAGAGTATTAGAAAACTACTAGTACAAGCACAAACTAACGCTGTAACTATATCTGAAAGAGTTTCTAATGCAAAAGTAAAGAGAAGGGAAAGGGTATTAAATGAGTTTAAAGATAAACTAATTATAAAGATGAGAGATTGGCGACTAGCTAATCCTAACCCTACTGAACAGCAGATAGAAGAACAAAGAATATTAATAAATAAATCTATAAATGACTTTTATACACAGGATGGAGGATCTGATGCTAAACAGATGTCAGAAAAGGATGTGACATCATTTATAGAAAGTGTCCTGCCTTGGACAGGTGTGTTAGAGAAAACACCTCCAATTACAAAAGCTAACATACTAAAAGAAGCTAACAGACTTGTAGCTAACGGAGCCACTGAAATACCAGTAGGTTTAATGGTAGAGCTACGAGCTAGTAATGGTAATTTTTACGATGTTTATACTGATGTTCTAGGAATCTTTGATAAAGCTAATACACAAGCTGCTACGAATCGCAATACTACACAGAAGAATCTTGTTATTAATGATCTTAAGAACATCAAACTAGAGGTAACTCAGAGTCTTTCTACATCTAACAAGACTATTCTTGATCACTTAAACAGCGGTAATCAATCTAAAATTGCTAATGCTAAAAGGTATTTAACAACAGTAGAAACTAAAATATTCCCTATATTAGAAAGGTACTTACCTCAAGCACTTAATGAAGCTTACTCTGCTGAAGTTGAGGCTGGTAATGATATTAATGATCCAAAAGTTCAGGCAAGAGTGTATGATAAAGCTCTTAAAAGTGTATTAAGTAGCCCACTACTTGCAGATGTAGATTCTTGGTTACAACCTGAAGGTAATAATCAATTCAGTCTTAGAGCAGTACCCCATCTTGGTGAAGTAACGCTTGGATATAAAGGAGATATAGACTTTTCAGGATCTTATCAGCCAAGTAGTGCTCATAAAATTAACATCAATTTCAGTGATGGTACTGGTGAAACTGCGGCTTTATTCCTTAATACTCATTTTAATGGAGATAGAGCTGGTTATGAGAAGTACCTAAGAAAGACTTTTGTACTACCAGAAAACGATATTAAGGCCTGGACTACAGTATTCAGTCTGGCTGCTAATAATCAACCTATACCGACTGATCTTATTACTAAAGAAATGCGTATAAGGTTACATAACATGAGCACAGTTGCTTCTGGTGGTGTTGTTAAACCTTGGGAAGTATTGAAACGTACTCTCAATTTATATGAAGGTAACACCGCTTTAAATACACGAGGATTAAAGAAAGAAGATTATCAAACCATAATGAACAATATGGGAGCTTTATCTCGTTCTGTTGATGTAACTAACTTAGATGATGAAGCTATAAATACTACTAGTGTCACAGCTACACCAATGAGTAGGTTTATATACGATGGTAATGAATACGCTGTAGATATTGCTCTAACAAAAGGTGCTTCTCAACAATTTTCAAATGATGTAGGATCACCTGTTCAAGGTACAGTAGTCTTCGTAGGTACTGATGATCGTCACGGTAATTATGTAATTATAAGAGCTAATAGTGGTACTGATTTTAACCAAAAAGGTGACTTAATAAAGATATCTAATTTAGCCTCTATAAATGTGAAAGAAGGAGATAACTTAGGTAGAGGTGTCTTAATAGGTCTTCAAGGTGATGACTCAGCTTTAAACTCTACAGAAGGTAGATCAACTACAGGTAGTGATATTGAAGCTGGTCATATCAATATTCAGGTATTACAACCTGGAGAGAATGTTAATCCAAATAATGACTCTCAATATAGTCAGGCTTACCAAAATAGATTTGTTAAAGGTTTATTCCTTTCTCTATACACTGGAGATACTACTAATAATGGTGATGGACCTACAACCTATGTAAATCCTAGTGATTTCAAGACTATTCTCCAAGGAGGTTCAGTTCAACCACCTAGAGATAGCAGAGGTTTTAGTAACTATAAGTGGGATAATAGAGGATTTTGGATAAATACATGGGATGGAATGCCTTATTTACCTGATGATGTTCCTTATAAAATAGAATATGAGGATGATGGATTCACAATAAAGAAAGTAATATATAATTACAGCCCTACTAATGAAGAGTTTCCTAAAGGATAGTCTAAATGCCTTACATACCACAAGTTAACGGTCCAACCATTTGGGTTGATGATGATGATGAGACTGCTTTAAAACAGTTTTCTGAGAACTTCAATACAGACATCCCAGAGAAAAACTTTGGTGGTATCAGTAAGACTGAAGCTGAAAAAGAAGATAATACAAGTATCTTTGATCCTAGAGAACCTGCAAGAGCTGTTGTCCACGGTTTAACTGATGTACCTGGAAGTCTTTACGGTTTTGGGCAAAGACTAGCTGTAGGTACCACAGGGATTCCTGGTTTAGGTAAGCTGTCTATGCAGGAGGGAGGTCTTTTATGGGGAGCAGTTACGGGTATTGCTGGTTTAGATGATGAAGAGAAGAAAAATCTAGCTGCTTATTATAAAGAATTTAAAACAGCTAACGATAAATTAGGAGTTAAACCTGATGGTAGTGCTTATCATCTTCCAGCTTCATTTGGCATATTCAGTGATAATAATCAGCTAAGAAAGGACTGGTTAGAACCTAAGACTGGTTTTCATAAACTAGGTTCTAATATCGTATCAGTTATAGGTTCTGCCTATGTAGGAGGAGGTGGGGGTTATACCAGAACTGCTACTGCCCTTACTCCAGTTACTGCTACAAAACTAGGACCAGCTTATCGCTTAGCAAACGCTTTAAAGCTTCCTGCTAAATCTTCAGGAATTAGAGCTACAGCTAGAGGAGCTGTAATTTTTACAGTTAAAGACTTATTACCTAACGCTTTAGAAGATATTGCTTACTTCCAGCCTGGTCCTAATAAGGAGGTTGGTGGTGCTTTATCTGCTATAGCAGAGTTACCAGAAGAAGATAGACGTTTAGCAATACAAGCTTTATTAGCTGAAACTGACACTGAATATGATTATTCAATGGAAGTTATAAAAGAAGTAGCTGGAGGTGCTATTTCTGTAGGAGTATTACGTGGAATATTTAGTGCAGCTAGACGTTTCTTAAAACGTGCTCCTAAGGAGATACCTACTACAAAAGCAGATGGCACACCTGCTGATCCAAAGGTTGTTAAAGAAACAGTTGATAAAATTATAGATGAAGAAGTAGAGAAAGAGCTTCCTAATATAGCTCAGCAAGTAGATAACATAAATATTAATAAGGCTGAAACAGATAATACAAATAAGCTAGGAAAACTCAATACAGACCTAAGAAGTCAGATTGATACCTTTACTAGAGAACTTTCTGAAACTTCCCATCAACTTTCTGAAGCGTTCCTCAATAAATCAACAGGATCACCAATAGTAGATGATATAGCTAGGATTGATGAACTTGGTAAGTCTTTAGATACTAGATCAGGGTTACAAGCTACAACAGGCAGAATAGAAGAGCTTCAAGAAGCTTTAAGGAAAGGTACAGGTGGTAAAGGTCAGGATGTTAGTCCTGAGGAATTACCAGTCTTTAGACAGATGGTAGAGAAAGAACTAGCTGATATGCAGACTAAGATTGATGAACAGCCTATTCAATACGCAATAGGTAAAAGAGGTAAAGCTACTAAGAAAAGAATACCTAGATCTGGTTGGTTAAGTAGTACAGCTAACTCTAGAAGATTTAATAAATTTACTGAGTTAAAGAATCAATTAGATGAGTTAGAGAAATTAACAGAAAGTAGAGGTAAATATGAACAAACTACTGCAGGTAGGAAAGCTGCTAAAGTAGAAGCTCAGAAGGATCTCACTGATTATTATCAAACAGGTGAAGAGGGTTTTAAACAATATATTGAGAGTTTAGAAGGTCTTATAAAAGCCATTGATAAAACAAACGCAGATCGTATAGATACTCAGAATGCTCAAAACGGGTTATTCGCTGAGTTAGGTCGTACTAATGAAATAGTAGATCTACAGCCTGATGATCCTTTCTATCAAAGCTATATGAAAGGTAGAGCACTTATACAGGAAGCTAAATCTAGAAAGTCTTATGATCCTGAGTTTATTGAAGATTTTGTTAGAAGAGCTGATGAAATACACGACGCTGTTGTTAAAGCTGGCGGTAAGGCTCCTGATGCTATTCCAGGGAGTAAAATTGTAGGAGATATTACTAAAGAGACTACTAGTAAAGCTCAGCAAGAGGTAAGCCAAGCTGTTAAAGAAGTAGTTGAAATATCTCAGGAAGCACCTGAAAAGACTATCCAACAGATCCTAGAAGAACAACCAGTAAGGCAGGCTCCTTCTGTTCCTGGTCCTTTAAAACCTAGAACTAATAAAGCTGGAGAGTTAGAAGTCATAGCTGATGGTGTACCAACACCTGTTGATAATAAGACTTTCCTTTCAAAGCTTATTAGGATGGCTCCTAAACAGCAGCAAGCCAAGATAGCTTTTGACAGGCTTAAGGAGGCTGTAGCAAAGGTAGAAGAAGGTTTAAATATACCTCTAGAAGAAAGAACAGCTCTTAATACTGTTGGAGACCTTATTAATCTTTTAAACCTAGCCAGAGTTGCTACCGAAGAAACAGTTCAAAAGGCTATAAGAGATTTAGATACAACAATAACCTTCTTAGCTGATGCTAGACCTGTACTAGAAGCTGGTGCTCAGAAAGCCGATAAAGCTGGTAGAAAACTAGCTGGAGAAGTAGTTGAGAAAGCTAAAGCATTACCAGGGGAAATACAGAAAGCTACTGAAAATCTAGAAGATAGGCTTATAAAGGGTTTTGAAGATGATATGAGGAGGTTATCTCCTGAAGATGCTGAAGCGGAGTTAGGACCACTACCAGGAAGAGTTAAAGCAATTGAGAACGTAGCTACAGATCTATCTAAAACTTATGAAGTTACTTATGAGGAAGCACTTGAAAATATATACAACAACCCCAAGATGGGCTTTGGTGATTATGTAAAGACCTTAACTGAAAGACCTAATAGATTAGATGATGCTGATGATCTAGCTGGTGGACCTAAACCACCTCAAGGTGGAGGAAAAGGTCCTGTAGAACCAGACCCTTGGGGAGGTGATAAGGCTGATCCAGATGATTTAATACCATCTAGAAAAAATGAAGTTACTAACGAAGTACCTCTAACACCTGACGGTAAGATAGATAGTGATGCTATAGCTATAAATAGAGCTGCTAAAGCTAATCCAGAACTAGGTCAATCAAAAATACCTGTACCTGAAGCTACTAAAGCTGCAAATAAGGATAATAATTTCCTTAAAAAGGTTGAAACTGATGATGATGTAAGAACTCTAGGTAGTCAAATAGCTAATCAAATTGTAGAAATGCAGAGATTAGCTGCAGATGGAGCACTCAATGAGAAATCTTTTGCGAGTTATAAATGGTTCAATACCAACACTCTTAAATATGTATCTGATCTTGATGAAGCAGCAGTAGCTAAATACGCTGTAGACCTACTAGGTGAGAGAGGTATAAATATAGGTAGACATGCTTTATTAAGTTCTGTAAGTATGTTGAAAAAGTTAGCAGAATTTCCTGAAGCTATTGATGATGTTTTAGGAGAGGGATCTAAATACGCTGATGATGTTAAAGCTGGTCTACCTTGGGTAATAGTTACCACCTCTATGGTTGAGAACAACTCAAAAGCCCTATTAAAGACTTCCAGAATTTTACAAGATATTAGACTAGGTAAACCAGGTATAGGCGGTTATACAGAAGAAACAGCTTTACAAAACTTTAAAAATGCTTATATCACTATGATGTCTAACATCAAAGTGGTTAGTAACTTATTTGAAGGTTTTGGTAATGGTTTAAGGTTGATGAGAAGGGATAATCGCTTAGCTTTTGAAGCTGGTAGACCAGAATTATCTGTTCAAGCTTTCGCAGATATGACAAGAAAATGGAATGACACAGATAAGTTTGTATCAGAATTAGCTTCTACAACTAGAACAGCTACTGCTGAAGTTGAAGCAGCATTTGATGACTTCATTAAACTTGCTGAAAGTGGTGAAGAGATTACAGATGAAGCTTGGAGAGGTATTGATAACTTAGTTACTAGAGTTCATGAGTCTCAAGGTGATTTAACAAAGCTAAAAGAGTTAGAAGTTACTGGTCAAAGAGTACTAAGGACTATTCAAAGTGGTGGAATGATATCCAGTCCAATGACTATAACTTCTATACCTCCTATGTCTTTAGGAGAGCTATTTATAAGACAGTCAGGACTTACAGCTTCTTCTTGGGTCAACTTAGCTGTTGAACGCTTTGTAAGGAATGCTACTGGTGATGAATGGGTAGCTGCTATGCGTCAAGCTAAACAGAACACAAGAATATGGAAAAATTATATGGGTACTTTAGGAGAAGCCTATGAAGCTTCTAAATCTCGTTTCTTATACGGTAGAAGTATTTCAGATCCTGGTGTTTTCAATAAAGCTTCTGAAATAGAAGGTAGAGGTGTATTAGCAGAACAGCAGATTATGGATGACTTGAAAGCTTCTAAGATAAAGATACCTTTTACTGATGTAGTTCTTAGTAAGGCTGACTTTGAAAAAACAGAAACATTTGAAGCTTTAAATAACTTAAGAGTTAGCTTAAAAGTCTTCCATGACTACGCAGTTGCTGGAGAGGCTTGGGAGAAAAGAGGCTGGGCTGCTAAATGGCTTTTAGCTCCTACTGTTAGTGCAGCTAGAAACCTTCCAGGTTTAAATCAATTAGGAACTAAAAGTTATTACGCAAATGGAGAGATGGTCAATATGACTGCTCCTTTCCAGTTTGCAGCTCTTGGAGATGAGTTCACAACAGCTTGGCATTCTAACGCTGCTATAAAAACCAAGATAGAAATAGATGTAGATGAGCGTATAGTCGCAGGTACTTTAGATGAAGCTGAAAGAGCTGATGAAATAAAGAAATTATTTAATAAAGGAAATAAGGATTTCTATGCTCCTGTTACTGCTGGTCTAGATAACGAAACTATTGGTCATCAAATTATTGGAGATCAGTTAGATAACGTTATTGATATGACTCGTGAAGTTAACCGTACTGAAGCTTTGACAGGTCCTTATGCAGCAGCAGGTAACTGGATCAACGCAGGTAGATATCATGAAGGTGCTGGATATAGCGGTGGTCTACAACTCTTTGCTAACACAATGGCTGGTGTTGTTACTTCACCTCTTAACTCAATTAAATGGGGTCTTAGATATGGCTTAGGTACTGATATATGGGCGGCTACAATTAGAGATCCTTTAGCTATGGGTACAAAAGCTTTAGTTGATCATCTACCAGAAGAGCTTCAAAAGCGTATTACTCAAAATCCAGTTTGGACTAAAACTTTACAAGACTTTGAAAGTAAGTACTTTAGTAAGGATTTAAAGGTAAGAACAAAAGCTCAAGGTGCTTTAGCTGTAGCAGTAGGTATGCACTCAATGGCTTATATGCACTTGAATGATCCAAACCTTGAGATAACAGGTGGTTTAGAAAATACCTACAGATCAGAGCAAGGTCAGGTAGGTTTATACACAATGAAAGTTGATATGCCTTGGGGTTCATTCAGGGTTCCTTATAGATGGATACCTGTTTATGGAAGTGTATTAGCTATGCAAGCCACCATGAGAGATATAGATGAATTTGGGATTCAACAAGGAGAAGGAGGTTGGGATCTCTTTGGAGCTGTAGCTGCTTCAACGGCTAACTACATTATGGAAACTCCTGGTTTAGTTATGTTCGATAGGATGATTAAAGCTATGGAACAGACAGCTAAAGGAAATACAGAACAATTAACACAAACTCTTGGTCAAGCTATAGCTGGTATAGGAGAACCTTATTTTCAGTTTAGAAAGTTCATGACAGAAGGTTTTAACCCAGAAAAGCCTTCTAATCTTGGAGCTAAATTCCAAACAAATGAGTTCTGGTTAAATAACCCAGAAGCTCCTGATAACCCAATATGGGCAACTATAAGAGCAGGTGCTGGTTCTATAGGTACGGTTGCTGCTAATACTTATGAGTACAACGTTTTAGGCTTCTTGACTGATGAAATAAATAACATCATTCAAGGACATCCAGAAGGTAGAAATCGTAGAGCACTTTGGTATGGTAAACCAGGAGAAAATATTGAAGTAAGGAACGCTGGTAAGTGGAATGCACTTAGAGCTATATTTGGTCGCTATATGCCTTTCCCTAACGATTTAGACTCTGTTGGTACTGAGATGGTTAATAACCTAATTCAGCCTCCTAGAGCTGATTTATATAGTGGTAATGACTATGGAATTAGAGGTGTTAATAAGAAAGTTCTTAATGACTTTAACCATTTCTTAAATGAAGAGTTTACATACTATGATGCTAAAACAGGTAGAACTTATGTAGGGATAAATGCAGCTCTTAAGGACTTTATAGAAAGCGATTATTATCAAAGTTTACCGTCACTTTCTAGTCCTTATGCTTCATCTGGATATAAGATATTACCAGGGCTTCCATTACCTTATGCTCATACTCCTCCTAACTGGGATAATAAGAATAATGAGCGTAGAAGTTACTTATCTGGTTACATTCGTGTATTAATCAACAAAGCCAAAGAAGATTTTATGATGGGAGATTATGATGGTCAACAGTATAAGGCTCCTTTAGCCTTAAAAGAGGCCGTTCTAAAACACAGAAGAAACAACTTAGGGGCTTTTTAACTAATGGCTTATTCAAATAGAACCTATACTCCAGGTTCATCTACAACAACTTTTGCTCTTACTACTTCTGGTGGAGATCCTATTGGGTATATCAGAGAATCAGATATTGCTGTAAAAGTTAATGGAACTACTTTTACTAACGCAGCTAGTGGTTCTAATACTTATCAATTTTCAGGTGCTAGCACTGTTGAACAGCCTAGTGGTGGAAGTATTGTCTTAAATGCAGGTGTCACAGGGACAGTCATATTAGAAAGAACTACAGCCTTCCAAGATGCAACTGTTGTTTATACTGCTGGATCTACTCTTACTTCTGATGACCTTAATAACGCAGATAACCAGATTAGATTCAGTCTTCAAGAATTTGCTGATGATTACTCATCTCTACTAGGTACAGGAGGAAATCTAACTAACTTAGCGTCCTTTCTTGGTGGTTCTGATACTTGGGTTAGTAACGATGCTAAAGCTGCCACTACAGCGGCTATTGATGGTCAAATAGATACTAAAGCAACAGCGAAAGTAAAGGATGACATAATTGCTACAGCTCCAGTATCTATAGCAGATGACAGCCCTAGTGCTGGAAAGATTACTATTTCTGTTGATGCTGAGTTAACAGAGCTAGCCACCATGAGCACAGGTACTGCTCAGGCTTTAGCAGATTTAACAGGCACAGAAGTACAAATATTAGATGGAGCTACTCTTACAACTACTGAACTGAACTATGTAGATGGTGTTACCTCTGCTGTTCAGACTCAGTTAGACGGTAAGCAACCTTTAGATGGAGAACTCACAGAGCTAGCTACAATGGCTAGCGGTACTGCTGGTGCTCTTGCTGATCTAACGCAAACCGAAGTAGAGATATTAGATGGAGCGACTGTTACTTCTGCAGAATTAAATGTTCTAGATGGAATCACTGCTACTACAGGAGAATTAAACATCCTTGACGGTGTTACTTCTACCGCTACTGAGTTAAATATTCTTGATGGTGTTACTGCTACTACAGCAGAGATTAATTATGTAGATGGAGTAACTTCTAACGTTCAGACACAGGTAGATGCTAAACAGCCTCTTGATGCAGACCTAACCACTCTTGCTGGAATGCAGGGTGCTACTGCTTCAGTCCTTGCAGGTGGTACAGCTCTTACTTCAACCCTAACTGAGCTTAACCAGCTAGATGGTAAGACTCTTGGAGAAACTAGTCTTTCAACTACAAGTAACACAGCAATACCAACCTCTAAGGCAGTAGCTGATCACGTTACCAGTACTGTTACAGCGATTGGCGGTTTCGTTGCTATATCCACTGATGCAGCTTTCCCTGCTACTGCTTCTCAACCTGTCAATGGTATAGCAGTCAGTATCAGTGATGCTGGAGGTATAGTCGTTAATGGTTCTGGAGTATCAACCACTGGTAGAACTACTGATGGTACACCTGCTACTGTTACCATTAACAGTTTCCCTAGTTCTCTTTATAGTGAAACCTTAGTAGCTGGCGTAGGTCTACAAGTACTCTCTACAGGTTCAAGTAACACTTACACCTACCACAAGTTATTAGCTAAAGAAGGAGACGTTAAAGAACTTTCAGATGATATAAACGACTTTAACGCTAGATACCGTACAGGAACTAGCGACCCAGGAAGTGCTAATGATGAGGGTGACTTGTTCTTTAACAAGACCTCTAACACCATGAAGGTGTATGACGGTTCAGCTTGGGGAGAAGTTACATCTACTGGAGACTTTAAGTTCCTATTCCTATGCCCTACAGGTGGATCAGGTGCTCCAACTATTGATGGTTCTGTTGATACCTACGACTTAAGAGAAACAAGTAATTCAGGTACAGGAGCTAGTGTTACCAATGCTGCTCAACTTGTTGTATCGGTAAACGGAGTCATCCAACAGCCAAATGCAGGTACATCTACTTCAGGCTTAGA